CTCAGGACTAATTTTCTTTTTAATTTTTTGAATATAATTTTTAGCTGATGAATTTTTCCAAGCAATATCTTCTATCTGCTCGACGTAATTTATTACCATTCGTGGCCTATAATTTACAGAAAAAGTTGCAACTTTTTGAGTTGGCTGTATGGTTTGCACTTGTTCTGAATTATTTTGAAGTAATAACCATATTTCATTCCTAAATGTATACTCACATGTAGATATTCCATCAGCTAATGCAATACCTTGTTCATAAACTAAATCACTAAATGATGTAATTTCTATACTAAAATTAGGATTTTTTATTTGAGGGTATATTCCTGTAGGGATAGGAATCATCTTTCCTACAGGAAAAGACACAGATTTAGTTATACAAGCTCTTAATACAAAAAAAGGATCTATAGTAGAATTTTGATTAAATCCCCACTCACAACTATAGATCTTTTCTAGTTGTTTTGCTGTAGTACTTTTCTCTATATCAATTTCACAAATTTGATAATCGGTCAAGTGCTTCTTTCCCTTCTTTACCAGCTAGAATAGCATCAGTGCAGTACTTTAGGTTGATTAAATTTTCATTTCTAATCAGTCTTTCTTTGCCTGCATTTAGGTTTTGTATATATTTAGCACGACCTTTTAGCGGCAAAGCTGCTAATAGATTATCTAAAGTTTTATACTCTTTAGCAAGCCCTTGTGCTCTCTTAGGACCGATACCTTCAATACCTATGATATTATCTCCTTTATCACCTTCAATAATTCTAGACATCATAAACTGAGAAGGTGTGAGTTCTAGATTTTCTTGTAGAGATTCAAGAGTTACTTCTTTACGCCCAAATATATTGAATACTGATACATCTTCTTTTATTAGTTGAAGCAAATCTTTATCTGAAGATACAACCCAAGTGTGATTGTAGTTTTGTGATAGATTCTGTGTAATCCATGCAAGAGTATCATCAGCTTCAACACCTCGAAACTTTACTACTTCATCATGAATCTCATCTGGGAGAGAGTTAAGCACTGCAAAGAATTCTTCAAAACGTTTTACTTCATCAGGATCATCAGATTTTGTACGAGTGCCTTTATAGTCTTCTAGCATTTCCATGCGATAATAACTTTTACCAAAGTCAAAACATACAATAGTACGTTTAGCTTGGTATGACTTTGCTAGTGATTCTATAGTGCGAATAAAGTCATCTGCAAAAGAATCGTGATTTGATCTACGAAGCCAACGGTATGATAGATTATTAGCATCAACAATTAATAGATTATTATAGTCTGAATAGTCGGTATCTTGCACATCTGCAAGATCATTCCATGATTTAGTCATATTTATCTCCTGTGTTTATAAATAAATATAACAAATATAAAACAAATTAGCAATAGCTATGTCACTTCTCTTCCCTATACTCAGGTAACTTATCAGCTTTCTTTACTGCTTTAATCCAATCATCTAATCTAGATATTTTAAACTTATGCCCAAAAGATGAAATTTCTACATAATCATCAACTTTTGTATCATCATCATATGCAGCAAAATCTTTAGATCTATCCCATCTAAATAGTAGTAGAGGTTTCTTTTTCATTACTTCTGCCTCACGCACTGCTTGTTCCCAAAATCCAAATATATTAGTAGTCTTAGAAGTTAACAGATTATTCCATTGAATCTCTTTATAATGTTTACATTCAATACAATAGGGCCACCATGCAGTATCGTGTGGTGTCCATATATCTCCTTTTAGATAATCTATGGCTCCAGATAATGGGACTCTTCTAAACTCTACATCAAACTCTTTACTTAATAAATTAGCTATTTTCTGTTCGTATGCCGAACCTTTAGCTTTACTTTTATTATACGCCATCTACTATGAGGCTCTCTTTCTTTTTAAATCTAACGTCACACAATGAAAGCCTCCAGCAAGAATCCTATCATGTCTCAATTCTAGAGGTATAGTTTCAATACCTACAGCATTTAACTTTTCATGTAATTCTGTTTGTTTTTTATCTGCGATAACAAGATTTGGATTAATACTAAGAAAATTCATACCAATCCATTCACTAGCTCCCCATAATGGAAATCTATAAGGAGGCTCCGAAGGTGTATAACATTCATTAATCCAAATTTTATCCCAAGACTTAAATATTTTAGGTTCATTATCCAGAGTCACCCTACTTGCATTATATACTACTAATCCCTCTCTAACAGGAAGAATAGTACTATCTAGATGTGCATATGAATATAAATCTTCTACTATATGAATTTTATACTTATTACCTAGAGTACGTTGTAGCCATTCTCCACCTAGCCTATTTCCTGTATTAGATATTTGGTAAAGTATATCTTCATTTACCCTCACACAATTAGCTGCTTCAAAGAGAATTTCTTCATTGTTTAAGGAAGGTACTCCGTTAGTATCTTCTTTATAGTTTTCCTCAAAAAGAATTGGGATAGGTGCTTTTATCCAAGAATATCCTTCATTATACAATTTAGTAAATATATCTCTATATCCCCATGTCTCAAATTGTCTATTCCATAAAGGTGTGGGTGTTTCTATAATCATATCATCTACAATTAATGTTAGATCTCTAGGAGAATAGTGTTGCCAATTCTTACCCTCCCATGTAGGAGATTTTGTATATGCTTCTGCATATTTTGTATCTGGTCTATGAACTTTTACTCCCAACTGTGTTAAAGTATCACTTAATATTTCTAAATCTTCGTTCTGCTCATCAATAATTCGTTGAGGGTGAAAACCTATTGCACCACTTGATTTAAGAAATTCTTCTTCATATTCTGGGAACATACACTTTAGAATACTTATATTAAGCTCAGGTATTTTAGAGTAGTCAGCAGTTCCTACTATAATTTCTTCTAATTCATCCCAGTCATTATTACAACTCATACTTCATTCTTCCGTCCCAGATTCTTGAAAAACATAACCTGTTTCCATTACCGCCTCTGTTATATTCTCTAAAGCGTCCAGAGTAGTCTATACCAAAATATACACAATAGGAAGGTACTAAATCAAGTTTTTGACAAAGTGCTAATTGTTTATTATGGTATTTCTCAAACACATAATTAGCTGAAAACTTTTTCATCATAGCAGTTCCAATATATGCACTTAGTAAATTAATATAATTATAGTTATATTCATTTATCACATATATTTGATCTTCAAAAGGTTCTTTTTGTAAACGTATACCAACTCTATGATTCTCTATAGGAAATACTTTAGATAGGGATGACACCACATACTCTATACAAGGATGAGATAAGTCAAATGACATGTCTACTGCTAGGTTAAGATATGCTAAATCTAACATAACAGGCACTTTTAGCCTATCACAATCACACAATATTTTTTCAAGACCACTAGGCACTGCACCTGTATCAGCAAAAGGAACACTTAATAATACTACATCACCTTCTTTAATAGGTTCATCGTCTAACCAAGCAAAGTTATCGCTATACCATAATGATTTCATCATTTGATTATAGAAATATTCACCTTTTGCTATTCGTAGTCTATGATTATCTCTATATCTAATATAAAACTGTGCAAAAGATTCTGTGGTTCCTTGTGTAAAACACATATGAGTATATTGCTCTACTCCATTAACTCTTGGAAAATGGCTAAACATCCATTGCTTATATGTTTGTAAAAAGTCTTGTTTAATTATCTCTGCGTTTTTCTCTGTATAATTATTATTAACAGTAAACATTCTTATAGTTTCATCTCTATAAGATGTTAGCTCTCTGTCATGTACACTGTAAGCTCCGCCAAAAGATTTACTTTTATTATCTGGTAGATTTGTATATCTAATTGCCATTACTTAAAAAATCCTGATAGTTGTAGGGTATATTTGTCTTGCATACCGCAATTGCCTGATAGATGAGGAACATGTTCATTAAATATCCATCCCGTGTTCTTTTTCCAATTCCATTTTATTTCATCTCCAAACTGAAGTATATGCCCATCTGCCCAATCTTCTATAAAAATATTAGCTCTAACAGGCTCTCCATTAGGTTTAATTTGTCTTAATTTATAGAATCTATCTATGTGTAGAGGTATACAGTTTCCTGGTCTTTGTCTTATTACAGATACAGTATGTATCTCTATATTTGTTTGTTGACTTAGAATCTCATAATCTATTTCAGACTTAGATAAGAACTTTTGATATATGATGGTATTTTCATCTGTATAGCTAGAGGGCATACCTCCATATGGTGCATGTAGTTCTTTTAATTGATGAGTCATAATATCTTTTAGAGGATCTTTATAGTTAAACCATTCAATATTATATATAAAGGATAAATCATAGTCTATACTAGTTTCTTGTAATATCATGTTTCCCACGGTAACCACCCTTTCTGCTTATATCCAAAGTTTAAATATGTATTAATTTTTTGTTTCTCAGACTCATTGCTTAAACAAAACTCTTCATTAGCAAACCACATAGTAATATTATTTCTTAGTGCTAAATTCATTAAATATTCTCTTCTACGTCTAGCATCTGGCAAAGAATATATACTATGCATAACTATAACATCTATTTTTGATTCTAGCAAATCTTCTAATATTGGCATCCAATGTAGATATTCATTTTCAACCTGCATCATATTATTAGGTATATTATGTTCTTTGCAGAATAAACGAACTGCATCTCTTTGTAAGTTAAGAGGAATATCTTTATCATAATTTGTATTATTACCTATATATCCTACACAGACATCATTTGTATGATCTATTGTTCTATACTCTGTATCATTAGGTAACCTAAAGAATCCGCCAGGAAGTCTACCTCCAAATTCTTCTCCTTCTATTAAAACATGCCAATCTATAGCCATTCTAGTAATATCAGTTTCATTATTCACATTACCATGTAGTATTTCTTGATGAAATAAGTGTGCCTGTCCTACCTCTAAATCTACTGGATAGGCAGTTTCTAGACATGTATCTTCAAATGTTTTCTGATCCCATTGACCTTCTATTAGTGCCTTTGTAATTTTTCTAGAACTATCTGTGGGGACTACATACATAGAGTTAGTATCATACGCTCTTGTTAATGGCATCCATATAGTACCTTGACCTCTACCATTTTTATAAAATATACCCTGATGAAATGGTAATTTCCTACCAAGTCTTTCCTGATTAGGTATAACTAAATTAAGTGTTGGACGTCTTTTAATTAAATATCTTTTACCTTCTAATAAAGGCTCTATATAAGTTTCTGCAAAAGCATCAAATTCTTTAGAATATTGAGGAGAACTTAATTTACTTTGTACCATATCTGTTATATATACAAGTTCTCTAGTGGCTACTTCCTTGTGTATATTTTCAAGACTAGTTACATAAGGATATAGTTCTTGTATTATTTCTAATACCCATATATCCCAAGGATAGCAATCACGATTATATTCTAGTGTATCATTATCAAAGTTTTTTATTACTATAAGGCTCATTGTATGTTCCGTATATTTTTTTATAAAATTTAGTTTTTGACTCATGTTTATTATGTAGATATAAATTATAATTATGTTCACATATATTTTTTAATTGTTTCATATCATTTACAAAATCTTGTATAGGTTTATCTATTAATCTTTTTATTTCTTCACATGATCTAAGTAATCTTAATTTATCATCTTTTATATTATCATACCCTTCATCTACTATAGGAGAAAAAGTTTTATATCCTAGACTTTTTATATATTTTAAACTTTGATATTTACCTATATAAATAAATGGTTTTTTATATAGAAAACTTCTATAAGTTTTTTCACTAAGATAATGATGTCCTATACTACTAAAATTACCTTCTGGTATTATATTTATTAGAGTTTTAATTAAACTACTTTTTATATCTAAATTATTAAATACTTTACTACTAGGATAGTCTTTAGCAGAAATAAATCCTTTATCTAACATATTATTTTCATAAAAAAAGTTCAGTAATACTTTTCTTTCCCAACTTTCTTTATAGTTTAATAGTAAGCATAAAAAACGTCTATTTTTATAATTTTCTAAAGTATCATAAGATTGTATATAGGAGTCATTATATAATGGCCCCCAATTTTCCATTGTATTTTCTATAACGTTTGTCCATATAAAATTAGGAGAATTAATATGGTGTAGAGTAAGAAATATTACATTTTTATATCTTGGATTTTGTTCTATCATTTCTATAAAATTTTTTAAATCATTATTATCAGGATTCATAGTTTGAAAAGGTTCTTTAATAATAATTACTATTGTACCTCTACCCTCAAAATAAAGTCTTTTTACTCTAGTAGGAAGTAATGCTATAATATCTTTATCTGTCTCTCCCCAATCAAACATAAAATTAATAAAAGTAAGATTATGCACTATGATAGGATATATCCAATTATCTATTAATTTATTTTTACACATTAAAGTACCTGATGCATAATAATTAATAGTAGCTTCTGAAAATATATCTTCTATAGTATAAAAAGTATCATCAGACTTTATTATATTACCTCGTATTCCTATTTCAGGATCTATATTATCTATTAATACATTTATAATTTTTTTACTAATAGTTTCCATTAGATTGCATATTATACTTTGCTATGATATACTGTTTAAGAAAGTCGCTTCTTACTATATCTTCTATTCCAAACTCAATAGCAGTAAATTCTTTTAGACATTTAAGTATTCTCATAAAATGTTGAATACCTTTTTTATCATTTTCTTTAGTAAGATCAGATTGTGTATAGTCTCCAGAAAATATAATTTTACTGTTTTTACCTATTCTTGTAATTATACTATCAAGTTCATGAAAATTCAAGTT